GCTACCTGCGGGCATAGGACTCGGATTCCGAGGAATGTAATTTCGTGCTGGTAGGCTTGAAAATAATGAAATGTAAAACTTGCGACGCTTACATCGAGCCAAACCCTAGAGGGCGTAAACGGCTTTACTGCTCGCCCGAATGCAGGCCGTATTTCAAGAGGGTTGGCGCGGGATTAGCTAACTGCCAAGTATGCGGGAAAGACTTGGCCAACGTCGGCACCCCTGGAAGACCTAAGCGCAACTGCTCAAACAAGTGCAGGGAAACCGCTCGCGCTATAAACCTGAAAGAGAAAAGACAGAAAGTCCACGACTGCGTCTACTGCACGAAGCTATTTGTCACGGCCAGAAAGAGCCAACGTTTCTGCTCGAAAGAATGCCGTAACTTACAAACGGCCATCGAAACAAAAGAGAAGATAGCCAAGCGATACGCCGAGCTATACCCAGACGGGATAAAGGTAAAGGTTTGCCGTTGGTGCGACGAGCCTATGGAAGTATCTGCCAAGCGGTCATACGCCGGAAGGCTCTACCACCCTAGCTGCTCTAAAGAAGCCGAGTCTGCGCGCTATCGGATCAAGACGGTAAAGCGTCAAAAGCACACTAACCCTTATCGCATTTCGCACGAACAAGTAGTCCGCGCGTATGGCGACAAGTGCCACATTTGCCAAAAGCCAATCGACTTGGACTTGCCAAGAACCAACCGCTTTGGACTCACGGTCGATCACGTTATCCCCGTAAGCAAGGGCGGAACAGACGACCTAAGCAATCTGCGTCCGGCTCATTGGATTTGCAACATCATAAAATCAGACAAAATGCCGGAAGGTGAAAATGCCTAACCCTGGAAAGACCGCCGAAGAAAAGAAGCGCGTAGGTTCTCGCGAGCCTATACAAGCTTCGGTAATTGAAATCAAGCCATTAGCAAAGTGGCCAGAACCCATTAGACGGCTAGAGGATTCTGGGTTAGAGCTATGGAAGAAGGCGTTTGCCACCGGAGCAACCTGGCTAAAAGATACTGACCTAGACCTTCTGCAAATAACCTGCGAACAGCTAGACGAACGCGATAGCTTACGAGTCTTCGTTTTGGAGAACATGGAAGCTTGGCACGAACGCGCCGCGCTTCGAGTGCTAGAGCGCGACATTCAGGCTAACCTTACCCAGCTAGGCTTTACTCCGGTATCGCGGCAAAAGCTTGGTATCCAAGAAGTCAAAACCGCGAGCAAGCTGCAAGAACTAATGGCACGAAAGGAACAACGTGTGGCCCCCGAAATGGCTAACTCCGGTTCCTAATAGCGACCTACTCAACGGCGACGGGGAAGTAGTAATCGACTTTGCCGAAGCGTTTGGAATTATTACTAAGGACTCGATAGCTGGTCGCGCAGGGTCGCCCTTAGTTCTGCGAGAGTGGCAAAAGGAACTAATCCGTCACGTCTTCGCTGGCGACGGGGAGCGTTACCGCTTTCGCACTTCCCTAATCGGTCAGCCCCGTAAGAACGGCAAGTCCGCGCTGGCTTCGGTATTCGGCTTGTATGGTCTTATCCTGGGAGCGAGGGGCGCGGAAGTGTATTCGGTCGCCGCCGAAAAGGAACAGGCTCGAATCGTATTTGCCGACGCTAAGCGTATGGTCGAAGCGTCACCCGAACTAAGCGCAATTACCAAGCTTTACCGCGACGCAATCGAACTTCCGAAGGCGGGTTCGGTGTATCGCGTTCTATCTGCGGAAGCTTTTTCGAAAGAGGGTTTGAATCCGAGCCTTACGGTTTTTGACGAGCTTCACGCGCAGCCTAACCGCGAACTATTCGACGTTATGTCGCTCGCTATGGGAGCTAGACCGTCGGCGCAACTTATCGCCATCACGACCGCCGGTGTGAAGACCGACACAACGGGCCAAGACTCTATCGCCTACTCGCTCTACCAATACGGCCAGAAGGTAGCCCGCGGGGAAGTAGACGACCCTACGTTCTTTATGGCTTGGTGGGAAGCCGACCTAGAAGCGGATCACCGAGAACCCGAAACGTGGCGACAATCTAATCCAGGCTACGACGACATTTGCGCCGCCGACGACTTCGTATCTGCCGTTCGTCGCACACCGGAAGCCGAATTTAGAACTAAGCGCTGTAACCAATGGGTTAGTTCGCAGATTAGCTGGCTACCTACGGGCACGTGGGACGCTTGCGAAGGCGAAACGGAAGTAGGGGACAAAGACTACATTCTGGGCCTTGACGGGTCGTTTAGCGGGGACGCTACCGTAGTCACCTATACGACTATCGAGGACATTCCGCAAATTGGAATCGTGGGAGCTTGGGAGAAGGACGCAACAATCCACGACGACGCTTGGCGCGTGGACGTTCTGGAAGTCGAAGAAACAATTAGGCAGTTCGTAAAGGCGCACCCAAACGTAAAGGAAATCGCTTGCGACCCTTACCGCTGGACTCGCACTATGCAGGTGCTACAAGACGAAGGCTACCCCGTAGTCGAATACCCGTCTACGAACGCCCGCCGTATGGTTCCCGCTTGCGCTAAGTTCTACGACGCGGTCGTCGATCAGAAGGTTATTCACGATGGCAACCCGTTACTAGCCCGTCACATTTCAAACGCCGTAGTCAAAGTAGACAACTTAGGTCCCCGTATTGTGAAAGAAAATAGGGCTTCGCAAAGACGTATCGACGCGGCCGTAGCCGCCGTCCTATCGTTCGACCGTGCAACGGTGGGTAGAATAGAAGACGAGCCTTTGGTTCCACAATTCTTCGTTTAGGGCGGACATGGCAAGTTTTATCGACAGACTGCTAAACAGGCGGTCAATCAGTTTCCAAACCTTATGGGGTTCTGGCGAAGACGTAATCATTGGAACTCAATCCGGAACCTACGTCACACCGGATACCGTCTTCAAGGTAAACGCAATTTACTCGGCCGTATCTCTGATCGCCGACACCATTTCCACCCTGCCACTTGACGCGTTTATCCGTATCGACGGCGAGCGTCGTCCGTTCCGCCCCCGTCCAGCCTGGGTAACCCGCCCAGACGTAGACCTAGTTTCTAAAGAGCCGTTCTATAACGCCGTCATTGTTTCTATGCTTCTTGACGGCAACGCGTTTATCCGCGTCTACCGCGACTCGCAGGGCAAGCCGCTAAACCTAGTGGTGCTAAATCCTACCGACGTAGAGGTAGTCCGCAACGGTATCGGTCGCGTTATGTTCCGCGTTCAATCCCACGACGAGCTTCTTTCGTCCGAGCAGGTTCTTCACATCGTAGACGTGCTAAAGCCAGGTCAGATTCGCGGTGTATCCCGCGTGGAAGCACTAAAGGAAAACTTTGGTTTGGCTATCGCGCTAGAGTCTTTCGCCGCTCGCTACTTTGGGCAGGGCGTAACTATGGCGGGCCACATTGAGTTCCCAGGCAACCTATCGCCAGAACAAGCCAAAGACCTATCAGACGCGTTCTCTAGTCGCCACGGCGGATTCAAGAAGGCGCACAAGGTTGGCGTTCTATCTGGCGGTGCGAAGTTTGTCAGCGATCAAGTAGACAACAACGCCGCCCAATTCATCGACTCGCGCCGTATGGCGGTCGAGGACGTAGCCCGTGCGTTCAACATTCCACCGCACCTACTCGGCCTACCTGGAACCAACACCTATTCATCGGTCGAGCAGAACAACATCGCCTTTACTTCTATGACGCTTAGGCCAATCGTGCAGAAGCTCGAAGGCGCGTTCTCTACTTTGCTATCTGCCGAAGCCGGTGGCGAAAACGCGTTTATCCGTTTCAGCATGGACGGCCTTCTACGCGGTGATTCAAACTCGCGCTTCGCCGCTTACTCAAACGGCTTGCAGTCTGGTTGGCTAACCGTGAACGACGTTCGCCGACTAGAAGACCTACCACCGGTCGAGGGTGGCGACATCGCCCGCGTTCCACTTGCAAACATCGCAATTACCGACGCAGGTATCGTCGCGGAAGATAAGAAGGTTCTAATGGCGAACCGTCTAGTCACCGCTGGTTACGATCCGAAGGAAGTCCTAGCAGCCCTAGACCTGCCAGAAATCAAGCACACCGGCGTTCCAAGCGTAATGCTTCAAGGCGTAGCGCAGATAGACCCAGAAGACCCGCAGGGCGTTTACGAGGCTAACTAATGCCAATAACCACGGCGCAGTATTCAGTCGGCCTGACAAGGGTTCAAATTGTCGCGCCAGACGTTATGGCACAACACGTCTGCATACACAATCACGAACACGCCGCTAACTCAAACGTTTACATCGGCGGTTCAGACGTGACGGTGGATAATGGCATACACGCCCAAGCGACTCTAACTAGCCAAGTGACAATCGGCCCAGGTGACTCGCTTTATGCGGTTGCAGATACGGCCGACTGCGAGTTGCACGTTTTAGTAGTGAAAGAAGACTAATGCCTTACTTTATTTGGGACGAATCGCCGGAGTGCGCAGGGTGGGCCGTAGTAAAAGAAGACGGCGAGCAAGTTTCTTGCCACAAAGATAAGCAATCGGCTATCGAAGCTATGGTTGGCGTTTCCGCTGCCGAAGGTATCGAGCCAGGCGGAAGCTACGAAGAACACGACGACGAGGAAATCGAAGTCGAAGAAACCGAACTTAGGGAAGTAAACCTAACCCCACCGGCCTACATGAGAGCCGCAGCCCGACAGGGCTTGCGCTACTACGAAGAAGGCAAGGCTGGCGATGGAGTGGTGGAAGCAACTATCCGAGAAGCTCGCGCTATGGCGGCGGGAAATGTCACGGCAGATAAGTGGGTTCGGATTCGGGCTTGGATTAGCCGTCACCTTGTTGATCTGGATTCGCCCGCCGCTAGACCTGATTCCCCTGATTATCCTAGTCCTGGCGTAGTCGCCCATTTGCTTTGGGGATCGGGGCCGTCTAAGGCTGCCGCTCGCCGTGCTTTGGCGTATGCCGAGGGTGTGGTTAGTAGAATGGAAGAAGAAAACGAAGGCCGAGCGAAAGGCGAAGCATTGTCAAAAATTGAAACTCGTGTATTTACCAACGAGTTCGAAGTCCGCGAAGACAGCGAAGGAATGACCCTAACCGGTTACGCCGCTAGATTCAACGAGCCAAGTGAACCGCTACCTTTTATCGAGCGTATCAAGCCAGGCGCGTTCAAGCGATCCATCAACTCACGCAACGACATAAAGCTTCTATGGAACCACAATACCGACATGGTTCTAGGCTCGACCCGTGCGGGAACCCTAACCCTAAAGGAAGACGAAATCGGTTTGCGCGTAATGGCTACCCTTCCAGACAACACTTGGGGACGGGACGCAAAGGTTTCGATTCAGCGCGGTGACGTGACCGGCTTTAGTTTTGGATTCACCGTTCCAGCTGGCGGGGATTCTTGGTCTAGCGATGGAACCGAGCGCACCCTAAAAAGCGTAAGGCTAATGGAAGTTTCAACCGGAGTTGCCTTCCCAGCCTACCCAAGCACGAACGGAACCGCCCAGGTTCGCGGGCTAGATAAGGTAGCCGAAAGAAACAACATCGACGCAGACGCACTAGCGGACGCGCTACTAAAGATTGAAGACGGCCAGACTATCTCGGTAGACGAAGCCGCCATGCTATCTCGCGTAATCAACGACCTAGCACCTTCGGAAGAAGTTGCACAACCTTCGGGCGACTTGGGTATGCTTGCACTCAAGAAGAAGAAGCTCGAACTACTAATCAAAGGAATCTAAATGGCTACCAAAGAGCAGATCAAAAAAGCAATCCTAGAGGTTGCGGGCAACCCGATCAGCGGGGCCATCGCAGACCTAGCAGACTCAATGGCCGACGCTGTTGTCGCCATTGACACTCCCGCCTTCGCTGGCGAGGCAAAAGAAGCGCGTGTAACCAAGCCGACTGAAACTAGATAGTCGCCAAGCTTACGCTTCTCCCCGCCGGTCTTCCCCTTTCACCGGCGGGGTTCTTCTTTTTATCGAGTATGCACTAGTGCTATAAACTAGAACTAGGCGTGTGAGTTAGCTCTAGCCGTTTTGGTCTGCGTCAGCGCGACTAATTACTTACATTCAATTTAGGAGAAATAATGTCAGAGTTCATCAAGGCTCAGCACGAACTCCGCGCAAACTTGACCATGCAAATTCGCGAGGTCATCGACTCGGCAGAGGCCGAGGGTCGCGGACTAGATTCAGAGGAATTGCAGAAGATCGACCGTATCGAGGCCGACATTCGCAAGGCCGACGAGTCCATCGAGGTAGCAACCCGCGCAGAGGCTCGCAAGGTCGAGGCTTCCGTAGCCGCTAAGGGATTCATTCCTTCGGTTTCCGAGGCTCGCTCAAACAGCGACATCTTCCGCGGACTAGCAAACGGCGAGGCTCGCTCACACGAGTTCCAGAAGCGCGCCGCTCTAGTTACTTCGGACAACACCGTTCCAAAGTCCTTCTACGACGAGGTATTCGACGTAGCACGTCTAGCTGGCCCAATGCTAGAGGTTTCCGACGTGATCACCACCACTTCGGGCGAAGACCTAACCATTCCAACCCTTACCGCTTACTCCACCGCTGCTCTAACCGCAGAGGGTTCGGCTATCTCGGCAAGCGAGCCTACTTACAGCTCAATCACTTTGGGCGCATACAAGTATGGTTTCCTAATCCAGGCAGCCAACGAGCTAGTTACCGACGCAGGTTTCGACCTAGCTTCTCACCTAGCTAAGCAAGCTGGTAACGCTATTGGTTACGCAGTAAACTCCGCTCTAACCACCGGAACCGGAACCGTCCAGCCACTAGGTATCGCTACCGCAGCTGGCACCGGCGTTACCGGCGGCACGGGGGTTTCAGGCGGATTCACCGCGGACAATCTTATCGATCTTGCCTACTCGGTAAACGGTGCGGTTCGTCGTCTGCCTTCCGCTGGCTTCATGGCTAACGGCCAGACCATCGGTGCTATGCGTAAGCTAAAGGACACCGCTGGCAACTACCTATACCAGGTAGGCGTTGGCTACCCTGACACCTTCGCTGGCTTCCGCGTAGTGGAGAACCCACACGTTGCAGCTATCGCAACCGGTGCAAAGTCCGTTCTGTTCGGTGACCTAGAGTCCTACAAGGTTCGCCTTGCAGGTGGAATCCAGGTTCAGTCTTCACAGGACTACGCTTTCGCCAACGACCTGACCACCTGGAGATTCTTGATCCGCCTAGATGGCGCATTGACTCACCAGGCTCACGTTTCAGCCTTCAAGGGTGCAGCCAGCTAATCCCTTGTAACAAACTGATAGGCCCCGTGTTGTAGGTTGCACGGGGCCTATCTTTATTTGCTAGGCTAAACGCATGACAACCTACGGCGCAATTTCACTCGCAAGCAATTCCCCAGGCTCGCCTACGGGCTACGGAGTCCAGGGCCTACTACTAGCCGAACGCCTAAAGCGCGACGGCTACGACGTTGCCGCACTATCTAACTTCGGGCTAGAAGGCAACATCTCCACGCTTGAAACCAAGCATGGCCCGATCGCACACTATCCCCGTGGCTACACGCTCTATTCGGGCGACGTTCTGGAAACGCACCACAAGCACTTCCTAGCCGGACGTAAAATCCCGAACGCAATCCTTACGCTCTACGACGCTTGGGTTTACCTAGACGTGCCACACCTAGAAGACCTAAAGTTCTGGTCGTGGACTCCGGTAGACCACCTATCCGTTCCGCCAAAGGTTGCGGCTTGGGCTAAGCGACCGAACGTAAAAACTATTTCAATGAGTCCGTTTGGGCAAAGGCAGTTCGAAGCCATCGGCGTAGACTCGACCTACATTCCCCACGCCGTAGATACAACTACCTACAAGCCGACCGACAACATAGAAGGCTATTCGCTAAAGCAATACATGGGCGTAGGCGAAGACGACTTTATCGTAGGTATGGTGGCAGCCAACAAAGCAAATGGTTCACTTCACAGAAAAGCGTATGGGGAAAATTTACTAGCCTTCGCGATGTTCCGTAGAACGCACCCGAACGCTTACCTATACATTCATGCCGAGCCGTCTAGAGTCTTCGGCGGATTCCACCTAGCAACCCTTATGAAAGCCGTAGGGCTACCAGAAGACGCGGTGTTGTTCCCTGATCCGCACAAGCTACGCTATGGCTACACGTCCGAGGAAATGGCGGGGCTTTATTCCGCGATGGACGTTCTACTACACGCTTCCTACGGCGAAGGCTTCGGCGTTCCAGCCATCGAAGCCCAGGCTTGCGGAACCCGTGTCATTGGTTCTAATTGGGCGGCAACCCCAGAACTACTAGGTTCGGATTCTTGGTTGGTAGATGGCCAGCCGTTCTGGGACGAAGCGCAGTCGTCGTTCTTCCAGATTCCGCTAGTCCCTTCTCTAGTAACCGCGCTTGAACAGGCATACGAAGCCGATAGAGGGGTTTCTACGGCAAGCGTAGAGTTCGCTAAGCAATTCGAAGCGGAAGCCGTCTATCAGCAGTATTGGAAGCCGTTTCTAGCTGAGAACCTATGATCCCCGTATTAGGTTTTGCGACGCTATCTAGGTTCGACCTAGCGCAACGACTACTAGATTCCATCGACTATCCCGTCGAACACTTGGTAATCGTGGACAACTCCGGCAAAAAGGTATTCGAGCCGAAGGTAAATGACAACGTAAAGAACGTGTGGCTATTGCGAGTGCCAAGCGGACTAGGTGCTAACGGGGCCTGGAACCTAATTATCAAGTCCACGCCACATTCGCCTTATTGGGTTATCCCAAACGACGACGCACACTTCGAACCAGGCGCGCTAGAAACCATCGCTAGGGAAGTCGATACCAACAAGTTCAACTTCCTAAACATTTCGCCTAAGTGGTCGTGCGTCATACCGACCGAAGGCAGCGTAGCAAAGGCCGGACTATGGGACGAAGTATTCCACCCGATCTACTTTGACGACGACGAATACGAATGGCGTATGCGAGAACTTGGCGTAGAGTTCAACACCATAAACGCGCGCGTGTATCACGACAATAGTTCGACGCTACAAAGCGGATACGAAACCCAGAACGCCAAGACCTATTCGCGTAATAACTCGGTGTTCAGGAATAAGGTGGTTGCCAACAACAAAGGCATTATCGGTTGGTCGCTAAACGTGCGAAGGGAGAACCGATGGGACTAAGGGTTTACACGGGCGGAACGTTCGACCTATTCCACGCGGGACACGTTGAATTCCTAAAGACTTGCGCGCAACTCGGTGACGATGTTTACGTGGCTCTAAACACCGACGAGTTTATAGCGGAATACAAAGGCAAGCCGCCCGTGATTAGTTACGAAGATCGCAAGAAGGTTCTGCTCGCGTGTAAGTATGTAGACTTCGTAATCCCTAACTCAGACGGCAAAGACTCACGCCCTACTATCGAATCCGTGGCCCCGCACATTATTGCCATCGGTTCTGATTGGGCGCGTAAGGATTACTACAAGCAAATGAACTTCACGCAGGATTGGTTAGACGAAAGAGGAATAAGCCTTATCTACATTCCCTATACCAAAGGCATTAGCTCTACCGAAATCAAGCAAAGGCTAGGAAGGTAAGATAGAGGTATGGCCTTAACCAACGCGTATTGCACATTAGCGCAAGTCAAAGCTGGACTTCGCATAACCGACAACGTGGACGATTCTTTGCTAGAGATGGCGGTAGAGTCCGCTTCCCGTGCGATGGATTCCTACTGCAACCGCGTCTTCTACTCGACCGGCACCGCAGTAGTGCGCTACTACTCACCACGCGATTCTTACCTATGCGACATCGACGACCTGGTATCCCTAACTTCAATCTACACAAACAGCGACGAGTCGCAGTCGAGCTATAACATCGCTTGGACTTCCGAGGATTACCAGCTAGAGCCGCTAAACGGTTTGGCAGATTCTCAGCCGACCCCTTATACCCGTATCCGCGCGATCGGCAACTACTTGTTCCAGACCCTAAACGGCGAAGCAAGCGTAAAGGTTACAGGCGTGTTCGGTTACAGCTCGGTTCCAATCGCCGTTACCCAAGCGACCGTTATCCAGGCTTCCCGTATCTACAAGCGACTAGACAGCCCGCTAGGAATTATCTCCGGTGAGCTTGGTTCTATGCGCGTCGGCACTCGCCTAGACCCAGACGTGGCCCAGCTAGTAGACGGCTTCCGTAAAGTGAGAATGGCCTAATGGCAGACATTCAACAACTGCGAACCGGTATCTGCAACAACCTAGCAACCATCTCCGGCCTACGCACTTCGGTAGACATTCCAGACAATCCGAACCCCCCCGTTGCAATCGTCCAGCTAGTCCGCGTCGAGTATCACCAAGACTTCAAGAACGGCATGGCGGAATACACTTTCGCTGTCCAGGTTCTCGTCGGTCGCGTAGACGAGCGATCGGCACAGCGCAATCTAGACGCTTACTGCTCTAGCGATTCCGCGTCGTCTATACGGGGTGCGATAGAATCGAATAGGAATCTTGGTGGTTACGCTTATGACTGCGTGGTTACCGAGATGTCGTCTTACGGAAGCGTTCTGGTAAACGACACCACCTATCTAGCGGCGGAGTTCGCCGTTAGAGTGCTTGCAAGCTAATTAGGAGAAAACATGGCAAAGCTAGTTCTCACCGACGTTATTACCACCATTGGCGGGACTGACTACTCGGCGAACATCAACCAGGTAGAAATTTCCGTTTCTGCCGACGAAGTAGACACCACCGCGTTTGGGTCTGCTTGGCGCACTTCCACCAACGGCCTAAAGTCCGGAACCTTCACCGTATCGTTCCACCAAGACTACGCCGCGTCTGCAATCGACTCCGGTCTTTGGAACCTATTTGGTTCTGCTGCTACCGTTGTCGTAAAGCCAAACGGAACCGCAGTATCGTCTTCAAACCCAAGCTACACCTTCGTAGTAAACGTCATCAACCTTACTCCGGTGTCTGGGGCCGTAGGCGATCTGGCCGTGGCTAATGTCACGTGGGGTATCACAG